ATTTTAATGAATAGTATGGTTTATCATCTATAATCTCGAAAATTTGTTCCATGTCTATTACTTTTGTTTTTTGGTTATGTTTAATATTTGTACTTGTTTTACACATTGCTATTACTCCCAATCAAGTTTCTGTCCGCATTTATCACAATAAATAAAAGACCTATTAAGTCCTTCTCCGCAACAAGGACAATTTCCTCTTGAAGTATAATAATTTCCAGAAAAATCAAGAATACGTTTCATATTTGTGATTTTCTTAGGAATTTGTTTTTCCAATGCTTTAATGGCTTCCATTCTAACTTCATGCGTACATTTACCACCATAAGCCGTGCTATCATAGCTTAATTCTTTTAATGCTTCTTCTGGTTCCATATCAATCCCCCCTAATGATTATTTTTCTTGTGGAAATCGTAGTCAATAAACAGCGTTTTCTTTTTACCACATTTCTTACATACCAATTCGGTTTCCCCATCTCTGCACCAATGCCATTGGACTTCATAAATATGTGGTTTGCAGAGACACTTGATTTTGCAGCCATTCTTGCGCCATCTGTTGAATTTGTTGATTATCCCGTAGGCTAATATGTAAACCATAAAGACAACTGTGAATACACCTATTGCTATGAAAAGCGTTTTTATTGCATCAACCATTTTTCTTCATCTCCTCCAACTTCTTCTCAGCTTCTTCACGAGTGAGGAATACAAATTCGCCAAGACAATTATAATAACTTTTAATCGGAATATATTGCAAATCAACTTCGGCTATATAGTATTCTTTCCTGCTATCACATTCATATTTGCAATCATAGATTTCACATTTATCATTTTCCTCACCGTATTCAGTGCATTCTGTCCATCTATAATTTATTTGATACAATACTCTATTTAAATCGTCTGGCAATCTCACAAGCAAGCCCTGTTCTTCTAAATCTTTATAAGATTTTAACTTTTCAAGCCACTCCGCAAGTTGCTCATGTTCTTCGGCACATTTTATGCAATTAGCTTTTATATCATCATCTACAGGATCAAGTGACTCAAAATCTGCACCTCTATAATTCTTTTCTGCTACTTCTTTTGCATGAACAATAGCTTCTTCAAGTGTTAATCTCTCCATCTACTCCACCTCTTTCAATTTCTCCACCGCCAACTTCAAAGACTCAACAAACTCATCATTTAATGTTTCGTGATCTGGATTCTCGATAAAATTTTCAATTATGTCAATTGCTTTCTCTTCTGGTGTAGACACTGTAAATTTGCCTGATTTTACGATTTCCAGAAGTTCATCTATATCATTTCCCCACCTATGTATATCGCACAAACTCTTATTGCACTTAGTATTACTTGCATTCAATACACATTTTGAACACTTACGTTCATTACAATTGTGCATGTCTACAATGTGCTTAACAAACTCTCTCGCCGTCATTTCTTTTGTTCCTAGAAGCTCTGACGCTTCGTAGAAAGTATAGCCCAAAGAAATTCCACTTCTTCTATAAATAATATTATCTGATGAGAATTTTAAAATATCTGGAAATGTGTATTGTTCAAATGGTTTACAATCATTTTTTTTATACCAGTGAAATCCCTGCTTTTCAGCTTCATTTAAAATATCTTCATGTTCTTTTCGTGTTTTTACCAAAACACATGTGTTCATTAAATTAACCATCTACATCACCTCTTAAAACTGTATATCGTCTAAAGTTATATAAATCGCATGAGGAATAAAACAAATAATCATCACAATATATTTCAACAACACTAATGGTAATGTTGCCATCATACAAAGTACACACCAACTACACGCCCATTTATTTTTCTTCCACCAATCAATAGGAGTGCCTTTTATACATCCGTTTTCATCTTCCAATGCTTTTACAGCCGTTCTGCTTATTGCAATCATCTACTTCACCTCTCAAACTCAATCTTTTTACCAATGTATTTCTCTATAATTGCATCCAATTCATCAGAATATGTTTTCACAACATAATTACGATCAATCTTTATATTAACAATTACATTATGTTCATCTACCCAAATTCCACCAATTGTACCACCAGGAACACGAATTGAAATGCAATCAACGTTTTTGTCCCTATAATCTACTAGATAATGTTTATAATGTTGATATTTTTTTCGTATCAAAGCCTGCGCATTTATCCAATTCTTCTGTCAAATCACAATAAAATTCTTTATAATTTAAGAAATTTTGTTTATCTTTTAGAATCATTCATTCTTCCTCTTTGAATGCTTTTAGTTTGTCCTCTAAATATTCAACTTCATTCTCCCAATGTTCAATCAACATTTCTTCGATCTCATCTTTTATATCATCAATATTATCTCCAAATAACCAGTCATCTTCTACACTCATTTCTTTTGATGTATAATTGTAGTATTTTGTATCTTCGTTATCTTGCGCAACGATAGCAATGACAGCATCGTCACTTTCGTCTTCTCCAAATGGTGTAAAATACAATGCATAGCATGATTTCCCATATTTATTTTTACCAATATTCTTCCAATATTTACTCATATTGCAGCTCCTTTAATATTATAATGAAAACCGTATTTAAACTAACTATATTTTTCTTCTATACCATCGGCTTCTTTAATAGTAAGATCTCTTACTGCATTAAACTGATCTTTATATGATAAATCATCAAATTCATATACTGTCATATCTTTTAATTCTTCTAAAGAATACAATTTACTTTCAATCATATTTTCATCACTGATAATACAAGCAAGACTAATCCCATCTTCATCTTTATAAAACTGATCGTCTTCAAACCCATCTGCTTTATCATTCACACTATCCCAAACTCTTTGTCTAAATTCTGAAATTTGACATACATATTCAGCTAATAGTACATAAGCTTTACTGCGTGAAATCACAGATTCTCCATATGTATTTGGAAATAATATTTCTTCTTGTAATACTTCTTCTAAATATTTTGTTTTCAAAAGTTTCTCTAACTGTTCATTTGTAATTTCCTTACGTCCTTTTAACCAAAATACAAATGGTATTGGCTTAATAATTAACTCATTGTAATCAATGTAATCTTCTTCTGCTACTTCCATAAAACCTTGGAAAATACAATAACATAAGAATGGATCTTTCAAGTCGTCTGGTGATTTAATAATATAACTCATAAATTGTTCCTCCTATGAAACTCGTGTTTCATCTAAGGAATATAGTCGCTTATGCGACTACATCCTCGATATATTTTAAATTATTTTTATGTACAAATAACTTTTCAGTTACTTTGAACTGATTATTTTTATTGACATCTAATGTTCTTGTAAATGGCTTTTCCCATATTGAGATAAAGTCTTCAGGAGCTGTTTGTTCAGAAATGAACATGATATGATTTTGACTAACTTTTCTAGCATAAGCCCAGAATTCCTCAGAATTAAATTTCTCTTTTTCATAACCTGTCGTGTTATCATACGGTGGGTCAGCATAAATAACACAATCATCTGGAAGCGGAACATCTCTATAATCCATACAAATAAACTCTGCATCTCGCAAAGTATCCATATCTTTTAACAAAGATTTTTTACTTTGTGCAGCATAATTTGTTCCAGTTTTATTTCTTGCATATCCACCAAACCATTTACCACCAAAAGAACATCCAAATCCAACAAATCCCGTTAGAATTTTATCCTTGTCTTTGTGTTCTCTAATATATTTATACTGTTCTTCTGATATATAATCAGGAAGTTCATATCCATTTTTTACACCATTAAGAAGCTCAATCAAATATTCATGTTTATCGTTAAGTATTTTCTTTGTAAAAAATGTCAATTTACTTTCTACAGAACAACTTCCACAGAATAAACTAACAAAAGTTAAATTACTCTCTCTCTCTCTCAAGAACGTATTGTTCTTCATCACTTCTGCTATCTGTTTGGAAATTCTCGATTTGCCGCCTTGGTATCTCATTAATTACCTCCGAAATTTTTTTTGCAATCCTACTTTTACCACCTTGATATTGCATCTATTCTCCATTCTTTAATCCCATTTCCATATATAATTCATCCACCGCATTACCTTTTCGCTGCAAACAGTTATATATTTTCTCGTCAATAGTATCTTTACCTTGTAAAATAATATATGTACATTTATTCTCTTGACCAATTCTATGAATACGATCTTGACTTTGCTTAAATTCTTCATAACTAAAACTCATAGAGTAATAGATGTTATATGTACAATTTACAAATGTAAGTCCAAGTCCTAATAGCTTCGGATGTGTAAATAACCTTTTAATTTTGTTATTTTTAAAATCTCTGATAATATCATCACGATTCTTTGTTTTAGAAGTAAGTCCCACACCATTATATTTCTCTGCTAATTGTTCAATCTCATGCTGAAATTGACACCAAACGATTACAGGTTTATCACCAACCTCTTCAAAACAATCTTCTAATACCTTGTTTTTACTTGTATCAAAATCTGTGATAGTTCCATCTTTATTGATTACGAAGCCACTTACTATTTCTCTAAGTTTCATCAACTTTGCCGTAAATTCAAACTTCGACCATTCATTGATGTTATCTTTAATATTTTGTAACATATCTTGATAATACTTATTCTGTTCTTTTCCTAATGAAAATCGTTTAACTTCAAATACTTTTGGTGGTAAATCAACGCAATCTTCTTTCTTTAAAAATACCGATTTATTTCTCAAACGGTTATAATATGCTTGCTTATTCTCATCTGTTTGATACCAATAATGCGGATCAGACAAATCCTGTGAGAAATACCTTGCCTGGAATCCAAAATAATTATTACCAAATACTTCTGCGTCAACAAATTTCATTTGTGGGAATATTTCAAGATTTGAGTTTGGTGTGGGAGTACCACTAAGAACAAAACGATGTGGAATTACCGTAATTAGTTGTAATAGATAGTTTGTGATTTGAGAAGTCATATTCTTCATTACTTGACTTTCATCAACAATCACACATTGGAAATCCATAGACAATATTTCTTTTTTCAAAATCTTAAAGCTATCATAATTCATAACATAAATATCTGAGTCTGTTTTTAATGCTTCAAGTCTTTCTCTTCTTGTATTTCCATGACAATTTACAATTTTTAAGTCGGGATAGAACTGTTTACAATCGTCCATCCACGCAGTTTCTATAACAGATAATGGACATAGCACCAATGTTTTACCATAATGTTTTGCAATTTCTAGTGAAATAGCAGTCTTTCCTGTACCTGTATCTGCAAAAATACCATAACAGCCAGCGTTTAATGCGGTATTTACAATCTCTTTTTGATACTTTCTTAGGTATGGAGATAGCTCATATTGAACTATCTCCTTTTCTTCAACATTAATATCAGAAGAAACTAACCCATATTGTTGTAACTTTGGTAATGCAGAATCTGGAAATTCCCATTTACCTGCTTTAAACTTTCGTCCCTCGATAGTTCTAACATAAGGGATTTTCTCTACTGGAATTTCTAGTGAAATCATATTACATCTCCAATTTTCATTTCTTCTGTTGCGTAACACCATTTAAAACCTTTAACAGATAATACATGACGCTTATATTTATCTGGATGGTCTTGAAAACCACAACAAGCTGAAATATTAGCGTATCTTTTTAATCCAATGGCTTTAGATGCTTCTTCTACAGAATTAAAAATATTTAAAACAATGTTTGTGTTCATATCTATTTGTGCAACTTTCTTTTTTATCCCATAACAACCATGTACCGTATGTAATCCTTTAACATAAGCATGTTTATTATTGTAAGATCTATCACACCATTCTAAGTTATCAGAGTTATTATTGGTCTTATTGCCATCAATATGATTAACTTCTTTATATTTTAACGGATTATGATTTTTACAAAATTCAGTTGCTACTAACCTGTGAATATATCTATCATAATGTTTATTATTAACTGAAAGCATAACTCTTAAATATCCACTAGAATGTAATCTAGGCTTTAATATAACTTCTGATTTCCAACTACTATTTTGATTTGAATAATCTCCAATTCGTTTCACGTTACCTAAGTTACTTACTTGATAAAACCCTTTAAATTCAGATACATCTTTCCAATTTTCTTCCAATTATTTAGATACCTCATCTTTTACAGATTCTTTTAACTTCTTAATCTCTGACTTTTTCATACCTAAAGCATTTAACTGTTCTTCAAGTAATTTAATTTCTGAACGAAGTTCTTTCTTTCTATCTCTCATTTGTTTCTGTTCTTCCTTTTCAGCTTTACCTTTCTCTTTATTGAGTTCTCCAATAGCAAGCTGTTCTTTAAAACGATCAATCATCTTATTATGGCTATCATCACATTCAAAAACAGAATCATCCCATTTATCAAAAATCTCTTGTGCCGCATTGTAGAATTTTTCATTTAATTCAATTCCAATAGCGTTTCTGCCATTTTCAATCGCAGCTCTATTTGTTGTTCCACTACCTGCAAATGGATCAAGTACAACATCACCAGGAACAGAATATAATTTAATAAGACGTTTACATAATTCATATGGATAAGGTGTCATGTGATTTGCACCGCCAACAGATGTATTAGGAATTTTCCATACACCAGAAGCGTATGTAGCCCATTCTTCAAGAGTAATATCTGAACCGCTTTCTTTTTCCATTTCACCAGTTGTACTCTTTTTATACACATATACATATCCAAAGTTTGCGGCGATAATTGCATCCCTTACTTTAAGATTTCTATACCATAATGAACCATCTGAAATCATAGCTCTTTGTGGTGTATATTTCTCCCAACAAATTTCACTCCAAAGAACAAATCCGTTATCAGTGAACATTTTATTAATTTCTCCAACAAGAGATTCTTTACCTCTTCGATTATCTCTACCAATAGTGTAATTATAATCTTCAAACTGCATTACAAATTTACCACCTGGTTTTAAAACTCTTTCACATTCTGCAATTACCAGTCCTAACAGATAATAATATTCTTCATAACTCTCGCAGTTACTTAAATCACTAGGATCATTGCTATATACTCGAAGATTATGGTAAGGTGGCGAAGTCACACATAAGTCTACGCTTTCAGCCTCCATCTTTTTCAGTTCTTTTAAGCAATCCCCATTGATCCAATTGTTAAATAGTCTCATTTTAAATTCCTCCTAAAATATAATTATTTACAATATTAATATGATTTTCCATTTACATATCCATTTTCACCAATATAAACTTGTTTCTTATGTAATAAATGATTCATATCAATATATTTATTTCTTGCTTCTACTGCTTCTTTTTTAGTATTATATCGTCCAATATGATAAGATTTATTATTGATTGATATTACTACTAACCACTGGTGGTTCACTTTATCCCAAGATACTCCTTTATATCCACTCTTATTTGTTTTTAACATTGCTAAATGAGTATTTTGTTCTAAAAATGTAGCCCATCTACAATTTTCAGGAAAATATCCAAGTTGTTCATCTATTCTATCAATTGTCAACTCATCACTATATCCATGAGAATGTGCCCATTTTGAGAAATTTACAAATCCATTGGAATTAGTTATATTCCAATCAGAACAAACCTTTATTCCTTTTCCACCATATTTATAATAAGATGTATCATTTTCATTACAACATCTATAATTCATGTTTTGCCAAATCCCATATAATCTATCCCTACTTTCACCATGTTTATATCCATGAGGCAAGCATCCGCAACTACAAATACTATGATTTTTATAATTGAAATAACCAATTTTTAAAAATCTTCCACATTTACATTTACAATAAACTACTTTTCCTCTATCCATATATCCAGAATCAATTTTTACTACCATCAAGTTTTTATGACTCGATCCAATAACTACTTCATCTTTTTTATTGTGTGGTAGAGGTTTAATATTTTTACTTAATTCAATTAATTCATGATATAATTCAGAACCATCTTCAATTATTGTAAAAGAATGTTTTATTTTAATCACCCTCTTCTTTTATATATTTCTTTATAAAATCTAATTCTCCATTAGATTTTAATATTTCATATTCTTTCATCCACTGACGAGCAGTATATCTATTGTTATTTATATGCTTCCATAAGTTTTCATCAAACGGTTTATCACATTCACAAATAAGTACGTGTTGACAAAACAAAAATATTTGACGGGAATATTCGGCAGAATAGCCACGAAGTTTAGGATTTGAAATATATGCTTCATCATATAAATAACTATAACTGTCAGCTAAAAAAGAATCATATATTTCAGTTTTTGCATTCCAATAACAGCAAACTTTATAATACACATCATTCATTTTATCTGGTGGATGTAAGTATATCTGACTTTCCCATTCATTCATCATCATTTACATTTACCAACCTATCCAGTCTTTTCTCCATGTCCTTAGATGCTATATCATGTGCGAATAAATCAATTCTATTACAGCAATCATCACATAAATGTAATTGTACTGATTTGAATTTACCATCCGAATGCATCATTGGAATATAATATTTTTCTAAATACTTTGATTCTTTGCCACATAAATCACAGATATATTTGATCATATATTATTTCTCCCTAAAATATTTTAAATATAATCTTGTATTGTTCTTCTCAGTTCAGAAATTTTATATTCAAATATTCTAATTTGCTTCTGAATCTTATCTATTCTATCGTTTTCATATTGTACTTTATCTTCCATAATACCTTCCGCAAACCCTCGTTTAGTCAATTTATAAGCGAAAAAATCTTTATCAATTTGATTATAAACAATAGTTTTGTTGCTCTTACTTTTAATGTAATCTCTTGCTACATATTCAGTTCCATAGCAAGTATTTTTATACTCTAAATCATATTTTCCATTTTGATTTAGATTTCTCTCGTACAATTCTTGTCGATCAGGTTCTCCACTTTCGCCAGTTCCATGCAATAAATAATGTTTTCCATCATAATCAAAAAGAATAGACCAATCTCTCACTTTCGTTATCTTTAATAATGAAACATCTTGAATATTAATCATCAAATCACCTTCTAAAATGAAATAAATTTTTCATCATATAAAAAACATTACAAAAATAGTTACTATTAAAGGGATGCTCATTATGCTAACAACATCTATATTTCTTTTACATATCATTCCAGTCATAGAAATTGCCATACATACAACCCACATAACAATTAACAAAATTGTCGTGTCCGTAATCATTACTTCTCCTTCACAATCTTCACAGGATAACCAAGAGCTTCTTCAATATCTTCTACTGTCATTTCTTTTGGTTTTTGTTCATGCTCTATAGTATTATTAAGTACCCATAAATTATTTTTGAACAATCTTGAAATTATACAATCGCCAGTTAAATTGTCTTGTTCAATCTTTACACTATTTAATATATTGTCCATACGAGCAATTTCAATATCTCTAACATAAACATATAAATTCCCAGTATCTAATTTAACATCCAACAAGAATTGTTTATCTGATTTTTTGAGTTTCATATCTACAATTTTAACTAATTTTATCTCAGTCACGTTTATCATTCTTTCTCCTTTTCCATCCATTCAACAGGATATGGTAATTGATCAATACAAGAAAACATTTTAACTACTCTATTCCTATTCTTTTTTCTTACACGCCTTTTTCTGTGATACATTGATAAGCTGCTACACTTAACAAATTGTTTACACCATTTTAGTTCTTTGCTCATGTATTCTCCCTTGAAAGATTTCTTTCATCTCGTCAAATTCCCCACTCATACTCCAAAATCGTAAGAAATTATATTGAAAGCATTCATCAGAAAAGTTTGAATAACTCTGCAATTTATCTGGTTTGGCTTGCGCCCTGTAGCAATGACTACGTTTAGGGCAGTCACTACTACGGCACATTGTAATGTCAGGCATTTTTATTACCATCTTTCTTCTTACGTTTTACGGAATCGGCTTTAATTTTAAGCTGCTCATTCTCGATTTTTCTCATCATTCCTCTGAATTTTCCTGTCTGTTTGCTTGTAATTCCCATAGTGTTTTCTCCTTTATTATTTGATTTTTCTTTCTACTGTAACAATTGTATCGTTATGTGCTCCACCATGAGGCACTAATAATATTTCAAGAATTTCAAATCCATATTTCTTACCAATGCCACCACTGTTCCAACCACAACTAATAACAATTCCACCCCTATTAACTATTCTTCCAATCTCTTTCTTTTGTTTAGACCAATATGATGCTTGTGTAGTTTCCATATTTACTGAATGTCCTAATTTCCTATACACTTCTGATACTTGTCTTACGCTATATGGCGGATCATACAAAACACAGTCTACAGAATTATCATCAAAATTTTTTAAGAAGTCTAAAGCATCCATATGGTAATCCGTATCATATTGCTCGTCCAAATCATTTGTGATATTTGCTAACTTATTTTTATTTGCAAAAGGATCAATAATCAATCCATATGTATATTTATCAATTAATTCTTTAATTGGTTTAATTTCAAATGTATTACTATTAGGCATTTGCCAAACTCTATTTATTATCATATTATCAATAGGAGTAAACGACTCGTTTCTGGTATACCAAACCTCATACTCCTTTCTTAAAACTTCATAAAACTAAATATCCAAGCTATAATGTCAACAGTCCAACCGTTACCAATAGCTTCAAATCTTCTTGTTTTCGGCATTTTCACAATGCTTCCATCTTCATTCAACCCAAATTCCGTATATCCATCTGGTAATGTTTGAAGTCTTTCTATCACAACAGGACAAGTTTTCTTATATGTTTCTCCACCTAACCAAACGTTGAATTTAGTTTCAGTCCTACATCTTGGAACTGTTGGTGCTTTATTATCAAGAAAATACATCCTATCTTGCTGAGAAAAATGTCCTTTTCCACTTAAATCATACTTTATGTAATTCTCACATTTGACTAATGTGTTCCTAATACGATCATCAAACTGCTTAATTAGTTCAGAATCATCTACAATCACATCCTTTACTAAAATTCCTCTATTTTCTGGTTCTCCTTTTATTGGAATATTCGTCCAATATAATCTCTTACGTCTTTGAGCTGAAACTAATTGGCTGTCTAAAAGCGCAGGTTCAACACCAAGTTCTTTTGTGATAGCATCACGTATAGAATCTGCAATGCCATAATTGTTCTCATATAGAAAATATTTTGGTTTCGATTCATGTAACGCTCTTACATATTGCATAAACAGTTTCCAACCATCTCCACCAGGTACGACTTCTCTTTTATGCTTTGCAGCTTTAGAACACTTTGCTGCTGAAAATTCAGTACAGGGACTACCCCCAATTAACAAATCAATACCATCATATTTACTAAAATCTTCATCAAAAACATCACCACATTGATAAATGGATGGATAATTATATCTACTTATCTTAATTGCATTCTGTTCAATCTCATAAGCGTAATAATCTTTAACCTTGAATCCAGCTCTATCCAATGCAATTCTGCCACATGATATACCATCAAATAGGCTTAATACTCTTAATCCATTCAATATCAATCAGGAGTAAAGAATTCTTTAATGGCGCGCCAAACCTCTTTCCTCCTTATTTTATTAATATTTATTATTTTTCGATGAATTATTATTGTGAACCACTCATATCTTTCAACATAAGTTTCCTGCTTCATCGTCCTCGTATCTTTTATAAAGTAAAAGCATTTCCTACTAACTCCACAGGCGTAAATTTCGATAATTCCTACCGTATTTTATTTCTATTATGCTACATCCAATAATCTCAATCCTTCATTAAGAATATTAATTGCAGCGTTGATATCTCTATCATGAATAGTTCCACATTGAGAACATGTCCATTTTCTTACTGACAAGTCCTTTGTATTTTTATTAACATAACCACATATATTACAAGTCTGACTTGACGGTACATATCTACCAATTTTGACATATGTACGTCCATTCCATTCTGCCTTATATGCAAGCTGTCTTGTTAATTCATACCATCCGCAATCAGATATTGCTTTTGCAAGATTATGATTCTTAACCATATTTGATACCGCTAAATCTTCACTAACTATCACTTGGTTTTCGCTGATAAGTTGATGTGAGATTTTATGCAAATGATCAATTCTGGTGTTGTGAATTTTTTCATATATTCTTGCTATTTTTATACGTTGCTTCTCGTAATTTTTACTAAATTTTTGTTTATGAGCCAATACTCGTTGCTCTTTTGCAAGTTTATTTTCATATTTCTTAGTGATACGAATATTATCAAATTTTTCTCCATCAGAAGTGATAAGTAAATCCTTAATTCCTAAATCAATTCCAACAGAATTATCATTTTCTTTCATTGGAATATGTTCAGTTTCTACAAGAATTGAAACGAAATATTTACCAGATGAATTTTGTGAAATTGTCGCAGATTTAATCTTACATGTAAATTTTCTATGGATTTTTGCTTTGATCCATTTTAATTTTGGAAGTTTGATCTTATTGTTTTCAAAAGAAACTTCTATATTCTTGCCAGATAAATTAGTTTTATAAGATTTCTTATGATTGCGTTTACTTTTAAACTTTGGATAGCCAGAGTGTTCTTTAAAAAATTTTCGATAAGCTGAATCCATATTAAAAACAGCATTTGTTAAAGAAAATTTATCAACATCTTGTAACCACTCATATCGTTTTCTCAAAATTCTCGTTACATAATTGTTGCAATCAAATTTACTCATATATTCTTTTTTAGTTTCATATAATTCTTTTCTATAAGCTAACGTTTGATTGTAAACAAATCTACAACATCCAAAAGTCTTCTGAATTAGTTTCTGTTGTTCTTTATTTGGATAAATTCTATACTTAAAAGCCTTTAGCATATATTTCTCATGTTACCTAAATTCCTTTCTGTAAAATTTGTAATGCTGCGTAAATCGGATATTCATGACTATCCGATAAAAATAATATTTCTTTGTTCTTGGAAATAATTGGGTGATCACCCATAGAAATTTATTTGATATGTATTAATCATCCCATGAATTAGGATTCATAGGACATTCAGAACATCTACAGACTAATTCTCCATCTTCGTCCATATAATAATCATCACCATAACCACCACATTCATAGCAGTAATCATATGGATCTTCTTCGTAATCATCATACATAATTACTCACCTGTATATAACTCTGGTAATGGCATCCATGCAACAACTTTACTCATAACTTTCATTCTTCTTCCACCTGTTCCATGCGTATACCATTCTATTTCTTCTTTATATTTATTATTTTTATATGTTGTTCTTATATAATAAGCTGAAAATATTTCATCTCGTTTTGTTTGAATGAGAACATTTTTTGATTCGTATTCATTGTTATATGATGATTCATATACTAATTCTGCTTCTGGTAATCTCTCACTGACTGGAATCCAATTATTTTTATTCATCTTTCACCTCTAATTTCTTCAAGTCTTCAATACTCCAAGGTTCTTCATCTTCCCATTTGATGAAATCAAACATATTACCAAAAAACCTTGTTGATATACGACAAAGAATACCATCATTTGAATACCAATCGCAATCCGTTCGTGTTGGTTTTTCATTGTATATATAAAGTTCATTGTTATTATCTCTTGCAATATATTTGCAGCTAGGTAAAAGAACATCAAGGAAGTTCTTTTCTCTTGATGTAATTATAGGTTTCTCTACATATTCTGATTCACACCAATTTTCTATCCCCTCTTCGCAATCATCATAAAAATCAAACTGACAATCAGAGCATTCAATTTTACTACAAACGCATGGAATAACACAGTCGTGTTTAATTGCAATTCTGCTACCTTTACATGCAATATCTAAAATCTCTTTAGCAAATTTCTCTCTATTTTTCATAAAATCACCTCAATATTCTCTTTGAAATGCCAATTTCATTATATTATTCGATGCTTACTTTCTTTCCAGAATACATTTTCATCCGCTTCATCTTTTTAAGAAATAGTTTCATTTCGTATCCTGTAAGTCCTACACAAGTATTTCCAATTCCTTTATCATCTCCTAAATCTGGATCATAAGACTGCAAAATATGTCTACCAGATTTTTTGTGTAAAATGTCGACTTTTTGTGTAAAATTATATTTCTTATCTTTTCTTTCATAGCTACATCCATATTTATCTTCTTCAACTTTTGTAAATCCAATCTCTGCTATTTTCTCATCTACTGTTTTAAATAATTTCATTTTACGTCCTCCATATTTTAATTTTTATCATGATGTTACTTTTTAAATCCAGAACTATACTCGAAATCATCATCATTAAATACAATAACTTCTTTATCACTCATACCACAAAATTCCATTTCATATTTTCTGATATAATTATCCATAGATTTCTGATGCATCTCACCGAAAAATGGATATGGAAATGTACTCACTTCATGATTTTTGACTTTATCATAATCAATTCCTTTTGACACACTGATATGTTTATTAAATGCTTCTTCATTAATTCTTACCCAATCTATAATTGAGTTCATATTGAATGTATAAGCTGTTTCAGATCCTCTAATATACGAAACAAAATCAATTACCAAATCAGTCCAGGGATCTTTTTTGCTTCTGAATATCATTCCTGTTTTATATTTCTCTTTATACTTTTTCATTTACCCCTCTCATATTTCATTCTTCTCTCTACTTCTTTATCATTTTCTTTATCATTGAAATATTTATAAGCTAACATCATAGGATAATTAGAATCTTTAGCTCTTGGATATAACATATACTCACACCAATTAACTTCTCCATCTTCTTTAACCCAGCTTGTACCTTCAAATAGATTCAAGAAAACATTCTGATATGAATACTTTTCATTCTGTAAGATCGGAAGAGCACACGTCTGAACTCCAGTCACATGTCAATCTCGTATGCCGT